GGTATTAGCCTTTTGCCAAATTAGGGCAAGGGGTTAGCTTACTACCTAATCAGATAGGGGACCATCGCGTTCCAGCGACGGCGCTCCTCCTGACCCAAAGGGTCGAGGGAAATTGGAACCCTGTCCACACCGATCAAGGTGGGGAAGTAGTCCCAGTTAGGAGTCACCCTTTGTCTACTTCGGTAACGCAGCTCGCCGTCTTGGCGAGTAGATATAGCGTAACCGGACATTGCCTCTCCAGAGAAGGTAGAACTAACAGCACCGAAAAGTGCGGCCAATTCAAGTCCCGCCCTGTTCACTGGTTGCTTATGCTCGAGCCGTATGGTCATGTCAAGGTCCTCTTTTAGGAACTTGAGCTTACTGATTCTTGGCTCATAGCAACGATACAAGACATTACCCTTAAGCTTCTTGTCAAAGAAAGCGGACGGAACTTGTATCCCAGCGAAAGGAGCCTCATGAGGTGGTATAAACAAATGTTTGACACCTTTCATGAGAAACCCGAGTGTTAACGGCAAAGGAATGCTTGTTTTAGCACACCATTGGGTTAACTTGTTGATGGCAATGTAACGATCCTGAGGCTGTGCTAACCTCCGTATAAAAACGGGGCGCACGTCGACACCTTGAAAGGCGTCGAGGCCGCAGGACTCGCGAAACGGACCTTCAACAAAGGTCTTGTCAGAGTTCACCACAAAACCAAGGAGCCCCAACAGGCGCATTACTGCACCCGCCAAGCTAACCGGGACGATTATATCGTCACCGAAAACACCCCAGTTGCCTGTACGATCCGGTGAAGGATCCCACAGCTGGTAACCGTAGGTTATACCTACAGCTCTGACACATGCTGCAAACAAGGCTGTCTGCAGCGGGAATGTAAATCCATTCCCCATCGTGCCAATCATGTGAAGGCGGTGCTTAACACCATCTATCAAAGTGCTTGGCGATCTCACCCGAGCAAGTGCGGTTAGCACCCGCTTAGGCAAAACAGCTTTGCAGAGGCCCAGACTTAAGGAATCTGAGGCCGACTTCAGGTCGATGGTTGCACAACTACCCGTTTTACTACCTATCAGAGCAAGTCTACGGTTGTAGGACTGTTGTCGAGACAGATTGATGCCAAAATAGGCGTCCAATCGCTCTTCAATCTTCCTTCCGAAGGCAAGCTGAAATAGCATGTTAATGGCGGGTTCGATCATGATGACACGATCAGTCGTTTCGTCTTTCGGAACGGTAGACAATCGTGATGTTTTGGTCGCTACAGGATTACCGTGGTCATACGTGCGCCTAATTTCGGCGTCGAGCCATCGGTGGTCCCTCGTGCAAAGTGTTGTGTAACACGCGCACAGTGCGTCACTAGTTCCGGCGATCGGTCCGTTGAACAGCTTCGTGTAAACGTCGCTGCCTTCCGAACCGTGACTAACGCCGGGGCCTACGCCAAGGTCGAGGTTCTCGGTGGTACAGTCGAAGATTGTATCGTCACCGGTTCTAAAGAAGAACCGGTAAAGAACATCCCTCAAGTTCCCAATAAGAAGTTCCTCCTCGCCAGGCGCAAAGCCTAGTGTAAAGGACTGACAACGTTTGTTTACTTTCTTAAACGTGTCAACCGCTTGCTTCTTAGTCTCCGCATTACGACTAGCTTCCAATTTCTTGAAAGCGCAGTCAAGGAGACGTATCGCCTGTACACTCTGAACTTTATGTTCGAAGTCAGTAACCCTTCGGTTACCCTTGACAGGCAAGTAGCGAGCGAGATCCTTCTCCAGAAGTGAGAAAAGAGCCGGTGGATAAGTGTCCATTGGGTTCCCTTCAGTGAGGTTCCAAGAAGCGAAATTGCTGTCTTGGTGGCGCCTATTAGAGCGCCGACAGTCCCGAGAATTAACTCGTACCTGTCACAAGCATGTCCCCGATACCGGCAGATTGGTTGTTACCAACGCCGACCTGGAACGAAACGCTTGCTCGGATCTCCGCAGGACTCTCGGTCTCCATCCCAGCTGGGATGTCCCAAGAAGTCCGCGTCACCATTATGCCACGGATTCCCGCGGCAGTGTTGACGAATCCACCTTTCCGGATTATCATAACCCAAACGTTCCTGTTGTTTTGCAACAGGCTATTCGAGTTAGTCCGTAGAGGCGCCGCTGACTTAAGTGTCACCGGACGGATCATGTTGACCGTGAACGGATTTCCGACTGAACTCGCTGTAACACCAACCTGAGTCCCACCCAACGCAGTCACGGCGAATTGCTTGCCGTTATACTGAGGGGCGGTGTCAACGGCTACGGTGTATGTAGGCGAGGTGAACCCTGTCTGTGCACCACCACCTGGTGAGCCGGATAGAGCGAATGTCATAGTGTTGTCCTTTATCTAAGGGTAACGATTGAACGCAAGTTCAGATGCGCCACTCCGAGAGCCGCCATGCTTAGCCATTTAAGGCTGGTAACAGGGGGCACTTCGAGCTGAAAGCCCAAAGTGACATTTGGTTCCCGGACGCGTTCCACGTACTTACGTGTGATTTCTGCAGATCCACCTGAGCCACTAGTAGAGGAGGTAGCGTTCAGCGGCACGAGCCGACCGAGCACAATAGACCGACTTACGTCTTGTCTATATGTCCGATTAACCCACGCAAGCTTACTTCGCAAACCAGTCCTTATAGTGATCATTTCACTCAAATTGGTGAAATAGTCAACCAGGAAGGAGTACGGGATTAACTCCCATACAGTTGGGATCCAGTTACGGAGCCCAAAGCCCAATCCAACCGGCGTGAGCCAGCTAGGATTGTCTCGTCGAAAGACGCCATAATAAGAAACTTTATCAGTAATCTTATCGTTGACCAAATAGTCAACTACGGCGCAGCCAGAGTATACCTGACCCGGATGGTGTCCGATCCCAAGCGGTCGACTATTAACTTCGTCATGGATACCGTTGCGTACCCGGCGTTCGCCGGCTCTCACCTTTTGGTTGAGAGGCAGTTCGATACCCGAGAAGGCCTTTGAGAGGTCTTCAATGTCCGAAATTAACGGGGCCCAACCGAAGACCGACTTAAGGTATTGATCAGTCCAACCTGTTAGGTTTGACTTCACGACCTTTTGTCGCGTATAACCTCGGTACCTAGGCTTACGGTAGCGTTTCGGCTTTGTCCACTCAGATTTGAGCAGTTCCGTCATGCGCGTAATTAGGGTTTTCCCTGATGATCTAAGCAGATGGGCGGTTTCCCGCAGCTCTCCTAATGCGACACCACCTTGGAAAGCGGTGTCCATGTTGTCAAGCTTACGGATAAACCTAGCCAACGCAGAGTTGGCCAAGTCGGAAGGCATTGGGTAAGAGGGGATAGTCATACCCCCAACTATACTTTTAGTCAATGCCATAGGTCCAGAAAGATGCATGAGATGCGGTTGGTCCGAATCATTCGAATCGGTCCACCGATGTACATACAACCCTTCAGACACAAGCCGTACATTGTACTTGCTCGCTTGTCGATCGGTCCCGGCATTTAACCCGGAAGCGATCTCTTCGCGCCACCTATCGTTATACTGGCCTTGGTCACTAAAACCCGGCACCATCCAGGTGTCGTTGCCGTCTTGATCGAACTCGTAGGATTCAACATCCCCGGTTCTCAAATTGACGTCAGTCATGTGACCTACCCTAAGCTGATCTTGTGAAGGACCAGTTTTGGTATAACTTTCGAGTGTCATGTCTTTAACCTACTAACACGCCTCAAAGGAGGCGGCCGACCGACCTATATGAGACCCCAAAGGGCCCACAGGTCTGATGTTGTCCACGATTCCCGTTCTTCGTCACTTACGTGAGCCCAGAACTCAAATGGGAAGTACTCCCAATCGGGTAGTACAACCGGAATCATGTCCCCGTCAACTCCATCTTCCCACTCACTTCTCATCGGGATCACTCCCGGCAGGAATAAAACCGTCTGGCAATGAAGCCAGTAGGTGTTGAGTGTGAAGTGTCAGTTGTTCTCCGCCGATACCGGCTGTCACCAGCCTATCGACTTCGAAGTCAACATCGAGGGGAGGCTCGAGATCTATATCTCCTGAAACGACAATTTCGTCGATTTTGGTGCCTAAAGAGGCTAACACATTCAGGACGAGTATAGAAAGAGGATTCTCCGCCAATTCGGTAACAATCCGAACAAACTGTGACGGAGTGAGTTCCTTATGAACCACTTCAACCTGGTACTGCGGCACGTCACCCTCGTAGAGGGTTAGCAACTGCAATCCGGTTTCAAGGATCTGCCCTACAACTATTCTTCGCTGCATTGTCATGCTCCTAAGGAGACGCAACTCTGCAGTTGCGGGTTTGTTAAGCCCGCTCATTGGAAACTGGAATACACCTTTCGAGGGGTTCCCCCAGCATTCAGCTAGTGCACTAAGACATCATTTCTGACATCAAAGAGACCATATGCTGCCAACGAGCGAATCGTTGAGAGAGACCCCTTG